CTTTGAATGCAGGTACGCATATTTATAAAAAGAAACAAGAAACTAAAATGCGTATGGCAGATGCACAAGCAGCTCATGCGGAGAAGATGGCTAGAGGTGAATTAGAATATTCTGGTAAACTTTTAGAGGCAAGACAATCAGATTGGAAAGACGAGTTCGTGTTGGTCGTATTAACGCTGCCGATATTAGTGATCGCTTACGGAGTTTTCAGTGATGATCCGGGAGCAGCAGAGAAAATAAAAGAGTTCTTTGAACAGTTCCAACAGCTTCCTTCTTGGTTCACAAATTTGTGGATTCTTGTCGTGGCGAGCATTTACGGAATAAAGGGTACACAAATATTTAAAGGTAAAAAGTAATGAGTAATCAAATAGCTAAAATGTTTTCACAACAGTTTGGAACTAAGATTACTTTGAAGTCACAGCAAACAGGTAAGATGTATGGCAAAAAGAAATCTAAAAGAGTTTATACCTCACGAAAGAATACCAAAAAAAACTAGCATAGGTAAACGACCCAAGATGTCTAGTATGAATAAACATAAGAAAAGATCTTACAAAGCTAAGAATAGAGGTGGAATGTGATTGATAAAATAATTTATAAATTCTTTGCTGCACTTGATAAGTTCAGTGAACATTTAGATAAAGTATTCTTTCCTAAGAAAAAGAAAAAGAAATGAAGATAAGTGAGAATACAAATGTTGCAATGCCAATCAAAAACATGGTTGGTATTATTGTTGGTGTGGCTATGGGTATATTTGCTTACACTGAGATCACTGCTAGACTTACTTCACTTGAAACATCAAGAGAGTTAATGAACGCAGATTTATTAAAAGCTAGTGAACAAACTACTGTAGACAAAGAACAATTTTTATTGCTCGAAGATTTATATGAAACTGTAGAGAAACACCAAGAGCTTTTAGATAAGAACATACACAACCAAGTTATGTTGCAACACATTGAAAAAATGTTAGACAAAGCATTAGAAGATATTGAACAATTAAAAGATCAGAATAGAGAAATGAAATATACTAATGGTACACACTAATGATTGAAACAGTAGTAGCTTTATTAATGATAGTAAATAATGAAATTAAAGAGCATAGAATACAATCATCTATGAGTGAATGTTTAAAAGGTAAGAGGGTTGCATCAAGAAGTATAGATGATAATGTTGAGTATCAATGTATAAAATCTAAAGCAGAACTTGAAGATAATATAGATGGAAGTAAATCAATTAAAAAATTAATATTGGAATAACTTATGGCAAAGACACCACTATGGCAACGTAAAGCAGGAAAGAATCCTAAAGGTGGATTAAACGCTAGAGGTAGACGTGCTTACAACAGAGCTACTAACGGCAATCTAAAAGCACCAAGTAAAAAGGTAGGCAACAAACGTAGAGCTAGCTTTTGTGCGAGGATGAAAGGTATGAAGAAGAAATTGACTTCAAGAAAAACTGCAAGAGATCCTAATAGTAGAATTAATAAAGCACTTCGTGCTTGGAATTGTTAGTGAAAAAAACTTGGGTCAAAAAAAACGTAGTTAGACTCTGTGGTTATTGTGAAGAATGTAATAAAGAACTATTGAGTAATGAAGGCGGATGGATTATAACTCATACCAAGAAATATTTTTGCCATGATGGCAGAGATGGTTCTTGTTTTGATAATTATTGTCAACGTAAACTAAAGGAGAAACAATATGCCAATGGTAGGAAAAAAGAAGTTCAGCTATACGAAAGCTGGAAAGAAAAAAGCAAAAGCATACGCAAAGAAAAAAGGTATGAAAATGAAATCAAAAGGTAAATACTAATGCTAACAGCTAAACAGAAAACACTTCCACCAGCTTTGAAGAAAAAAATTCTAGCTTCAAAGATGAAGAAGAAAAAGAAAAATGGCAAAAAAAAGTAGTGTCAATAAAGCAGGCAACTATACTAAACCTGGTTTAAGAAAAAGGTTGTTTCAAAGAATAAAAGCTAGTAATGTACAAGGTACTGCCGCTGGTAAATGGAGTGCAAGAAAAGCACAGTTACTAGCAAAGAGATATAAAGCTGCTGGCGGTGGGTACAGATAATGGCATTAGCTAAATCACAAAGAAGTTTAAAGGCTTGGGGTAGACAAAAATGGCGAACAAAATCTGGGAAAAAATCATCGGTTACTGGAGAGCGTTATCTTCCAAGTGCAGCGATCAGAAGTTTATCTGCTTCAGAATATGCAAGAACTACTGCTGCAAAGAGAAGAGATAAACGTAAAGGTAAACAGCACAGCAAACAACCAAAAGGTATTGCAAGTAAGGTAAGAAAGTACAGAAGATTTACTTAACAGTTTCTTTAATAGTTTCTGCTATAGTCTTTTTTATCTTTTCATATTCTTGCCATAAAGTTTTTTCTGCAGACCAAAATCTTTTTTGATCTCTTTTCATTTCTATAGAATGTAAAACTGTAGTGTGATCTTGTTTAAAGTATCTACCAATCTCTGAAAGATTCATTCTATATTTTTCAAACAATAAATTATGTATTACATTTCTTGCTCGAACTATATTTGAAGTTCTTGTTTTACCCATTAATGTTTCTTTATGCACTTCAAAGTGAATACATACTTTATTAATAACTGATTGAACATCAGATGGTTTAGGTGTTTTAAAACCAAAACCTAAAACTTTTTTATTTGGTGGAGCTACTTGAACATATTGTTTACGTTCCATCATTTCTTTAGCACCATTTATAAAACCAAGTCTATAAATTTTTTTTTTATCTTCGCTTAATAAATCATAAGATGATTTAACTTCATAAATAAATTGATTTTGATTTAAGTATTTAATGTGTGTTTTGAAAACATTTTCTATATTTTTGGTCATAAATCCCCTACAGTGTTTTATTGTTTTTTTTTAAAAATGTAAATTAATGACTATCTTCTCATTAATTCTTCTTTTGTCTGCTCAATCTGCCAAATCAATTTGAAAGAATCTTGTTGCTTCTCTTCAACTTTCCTCTTGGCATCCAAGTATTCTTCATGAGCTTTCGCTTGAAGATCCTTGAGCTTTTGCAGACGAGTCTTTAGCTCGTTCATCCTTCTCCTTTTTTACTTTTGTAAAATCCATCTTTAAGTTTTGGATATTACATTCTACAAACTCTCCTCTATTCGAGTTGTTTGCAGCTTTCTGCACATCATCAAAGAGTTCAATCATTTGAAAATTGCACTCTCCATTAATGATTCGTTTATACTTAGCCATTTTTACCCTGTTTGTCTATATCTTTCTTGTGTAGATTGTATGCCATATCATTGTAAATACTTAGGTCATGATAGTTATCTGCCTTAAAACCCTTGGTACTTCTGAATAATTTAAGTGTCATCATGAGTTGTGCTACTTGATGTGGCTTTAGTTTTTTTTTCAAATTTTCGGCTAATATTAATGTAAATAAGTCTGCAAGTACAGAGAAATTGTATTGATAATCTCCATAATCTTTTTCTCGATCCTGGACTATCTTCTTTTTAATTTCGTTACTGATGTCTGTTACTTTCATATTTTAAAAGGTGTGCCAAAGAAAAACAAGAGGGAGCTACTAGATAGAAAGGGAAAGTCTAGCATGATTCGACCCAAAAAACTTCGACACACCATTGATTACAATCTAGTATCGATTGTAATTACCTTGTTTATACCCAGATCCTTGACCTTTTGCAAACCTATTGTTCCCAAAAGATTGCTGCTGTCCGCTAGGCTTGGCAGCGGATGGACCTGTATTTGAAGGTGTCAAGACAACATTGATAATTCCTGTGGGATTACCTTGCTCATCAAGATCTTCAAATCCTGCTTGGTTGTACCATTCATCTCCAATCTTTACGCCAAGTCTCCAGGTTTTACCCTCTGGACTTTTTGGATTGATAGGTGCAACAAAAACTGGTCTGTTATCTCCTTGTTGCTTATCTTGATTGTGTATAAGTTTTATATATATCTTATCACTCATATTATATTACTCCTTGTTGGTTTAGTTTAGTCTCATGTACATCATACAAGTCTGTAACTTGTCGGTATACTCTGAGATTTTTATTGGGATCAAATAAGCTAGGATTGTCTTTTTTAAATTTCCTCAATGCGTAAATATCATTAATAGATTTTATCGCATCTCTTACTTGATTCATATCGATGTTCATATCGAGATGACCTGTACCACTTATTCTTTGTTGTGGAATATTGTTTGTAGGTTTAGGATCGTCAAAAGGTTTTGCCTTGTACCCATCGTCATTATCCAAACCTGTTTTTAAATTAAGTGCATTTAAGAATGCGTACTTCTTAGCATAACTCATTCCGTTACCAGTACCAAATTTATCTAAGTTTCCCATTGCACTACATCCATTAATATCAACGTAGCTATCTGGTTCTTCAACGTCATGTATTCTCATAGCACAAGTAACCATGACAAAGTTTTCATTGACATGATTAGTGTAAGTACAGACAGGATAGAGTCCATTGTTTAACAATGCCTCCATTGCTACCTTCTGCACCTCATCATGTTGCAAAGGATTGAAGTGCATACCAGGAACTTTCTTTCCCTTTGCCACACCTCCAGCTTCGCAAGCTGCCTTATGTAGTTTTTGATATATGTTTAGTTTCATGTTTCTAACCCCCATAGTTTTTTG